GTTTCCCAGTCACGATCATAAGGACCAAGCAGCAGCATGGAAGCTAGTCATGGACCGAATACTACCCACAGCAGCCTTTGAGAAGGATGTCGTTAAAGGTGGTGGTCGTAATGCTATCCAAATCAACATTACTGGTGTCGGGGGCGACACTCAAGTAGTTTCTAATGACGATGACAATGTGATCGATGGAGACTACAGTGAGCAATGAACTCAATGTCGAGCTACTCCCGTGGCAACAGGATGTCTGGAATGACTCCACTCGCTTTAAGATAGTAGCTGCTGGTCGTCGTACAGGTAAATCACGACTAGCTGCATGGATGTTGATCATCTACGCCCTTCAGGCCACTAAAGGTCATGTCTTCTATGTCGCTCCGACACAAGGGCAAGCAAGGGACATCATGTGGCAGACACTGATGGAACTAGCGCATCCAGTGATCAAGAGTACACACATTAATAACCTTCAGATTACATTGATTAATGGAGCTACCATTGCACTTAAGGGTGCAGATAGACCTGAGACTATGCGTGGTGTGTCACTCAAGTTTCTAGTGCTCGATGAATATGCTGATATGAAGCCCACGGTCTGGGAGCAGATCCTTCGACCTGCCCTTGCCGACCAAAAGGGTGATGCAATGTTCATTGGTACTCCAATGGGCAGGAATCACTTCTATGACTTATACACTTACGCTGCTGCCGATGATGACCCAACATACAGAGCTTGGCACTTTACTTCTTATGACAATCCACTTCTAGATCCTGAAGAGATTGACGTAGCTAAGAAGAGTATGTCTTCCTATGCATTCCGTCAGGAATTCATGGCATCCTTTGAAGCCTTGGGCTCAGAGATATTTAAGGAAGATTGGGTATCCTTCGGTGAAGAACCAGATGAGGGTGACTACTATATTGCAGTCGACCTTGCAGGTTTTGCCGATGTAGCTCATGCAAACACGAGTAAAGCAAAGAAACTCGACCAAACAGCCATCAGCGTTGTTAAAGCAAATACTAATGGTTGGTACGTAGCAGATATCATATATGGTCGATGGGATATCAAGAAGACTGCTCGTAAGATCTTTGATGCTGTACACAAGTACAAGCCAGTGTCCATAGGAATAGAGAAGGGAGCACTTAAGAATGCAGTGTTACCCTACATCACTGACCTAATGAAGGCACATCAGCGTTACTTCCGCATCGAGGAACTAACCCACGGCAACCAAAAGAAGATCGACAGGATTGTATGGGCCCTGCAGGGTCGATTTGAGAATGCTCAGATCACCTTGAGTGAAGGCGAATGGAATACTGAGTTTTGTGATCAGTTATTCCAGTTCCCTAACCCACTAGTCCACGATGACTTGATAGACTCCTTGGCCTACATAGACCAACTAGCTAAGATTAGTTACTATGTAGATTACGAAGAAGATGAAATTGAAATACTAGACCCAATAACAGGATACTAAGTTATGAATTTTGAAGAGAATGAATTTCTCATTGAACAAACCCTCGAAGATTGGGTCATGGATAAAGCCAATAACTGGCGTGACCACTACGAATCTAACTATAAGGAACAATTCGAGGAATACTACCGCCTATGGCGTGGCATCTGGGATGGTTCTGATTCTATGCGTCAGTCTGAGCGTAGTAAGATCATTTCTCCTGCCCTACAGCAAGCAGTAGAGTCCTCAGTTGCTGAAGTTGAAGAAGCTACGTTTGGTCGTGGCAAATGGTTCGACCTCAAAGACAACAAAGGTGATGCTGAGGCAGTAGATGTCCAAATCCTGCGCCAGCTAATGACCGAAGACTTTGAATACTGTAAGATTCGTAAAGCAGTAGCAGAATGTATCCTTAACTCTGCAATCTACGGTACAGGCGTAGGTGAGATTGTACTAGACGAAGTAAAAGATATTCGTCCTGCAACTCAACCAATCATGGACGGTCAGGCAACTGCCGTAGGTGTTACTGAGCGTGAGCGTACAGTCGTTAAACTACGTCCAGTACTACCACAGAACTTCCTAATCGACCCCGCAGCGACTTCTATTGAAGAAGCACTAGGTGTTGCGATTGATGAGTTCGTCCCAATGCACCAAGTAGAACAGCTTCAGGAGGCTGGTGTCTACCGTGACGAGATGATCACCGTTGATGCTCCAGATGAAGACCTAGAAGCAGATCTATCTTTGTCTGTCTACAGTGACAACAAAGTACGTCTTACTAAGTACTATGGTCTTGTACCTACGTACTTGTTTGAAGATGCTACAACCGAAGAAGGTGAAGAAATTGTAGCATTGACTCCTGAGGGAGAGGAGAAGCCTAAGTACACAGAAGCAGTTATCGTTATTGCTAATGGTGGTACTCTTCTCAAGGTTGAAGCAAACCCATACATGATGCAAGATCGTCCAGTGGTTGCTTTCTCTTGGGACTCAGTACCATCACGCTTCTGGGGCCGTGGCGTATGTGAGAAGGGCTACAATAGCCAGAAAGCACTTGATACTGAACTACGTGCTCGTATTGATGCTCTAGCACTCACAGTACACCCAATGATGGCTGTAGATGCTTCTCGTCTCCCTCGTGGAACTAAGATGGAGATACGCCCAGGAAAAACTGTTCTAACTAACGGTAATCCTGCTGAGATCCTACAACCATTTAAGTTTGGTAATCTTGATCCTAATACATTCAACCAAGCCGCTGCACTTCAGCAGATGGTACAGCAAGCAACAGGTGCTGTGGATGCGACAGGTATCTCAGGTTCCATCAATGGTGATGCTACTGCTGCAGGTATCTCAATGAGCCTTGGTGCTCTAATCAAGCGCCATAAGCGTACCTTGATTAACTTCCAAGAATCATTCTTGTTACCGTTTGTACGTAAGGCTGCTTACCGTTACATGCAGTTCGATCCAGAGCGTTACCCAGTGAAAGACTACCAGTTCGTAGCTAGTTCGTCTCTAGGCATCATTGCTCGTGAATACGAAGTAACACAGCTAGTACAGCTACTACAAACAATGAGTCCAGAGTCTCCACTGTACCCTGCGTTGATTGAGTCTATCGTAGACAACATGAACCTAGCTAACCGTGAAGAACTTATTGCTCGCCTACAGCAAGCTGCTCAACCTGACCCACAAGCACAGCAAATGGCTCAGATGCAAGCACAAGCTCAGATGGCAATGCAACAGGCTCAGACTGAAGCATTCAAAGGACAAGCCGCTGACTTCCAAGCTCGTGCTCAGAAGAACGCTACAGAAGCTGCTTTGGCACAGTACGATGCTGAAACTGATCGTATTAAAGCCCTTAGCACAAACCTTCAGAAAGGTGATGCAGATGAGAAAGAGTTCCAGAAGAGAGCTCGCATTGCAGAACTAATGCTGAAAGAAAAAGAAATTGATATCAAAGGAAATGCAAATGCTAACGCCCAGACAGACTCTAGAGGTCTTGGACAACCACAGCAAGCTACTCAACGACCTCCAGAAGCAATGCAAGGATTTGCAGGAGCAGGTCAAGGAACTCCAGAGGGCGCCTAAGGCGTCCCCTAGGGCTCCTAGGAAGAAACCCGTTGACAAATCTTAAAAAATATGTTATAATTACTAGTATATATAGGAGACCCTTGTGGATAACTCTCTAGAAAAGCAATACGAAGATTATTTCGATCTATTTAGCAGAAATGGTTGGAAACTGCTAATGGAGGACATTGACTCAATGATTGATTCTTTGGACTCCTTAGATTATGTAAGTTCTCTTGAAGATCTTCATAATCACAAAGGCCAACTAACCATCCTCAAGCGCATTCGTGGCTTTGAAAATGCAATCACGGCTGCACACGAGGAACTAACGTCAGAGGCTGACTTCAGCTAAACTGACGTACAACAATAACAGTGCTCCTGAATCTTAGGGGAGTCTTATGACGGAGCACTCAAGGGTAAACAGTAGCACTGCCCCTTATTAAATCACAGGCTACTTCCACAATGCGATTAAGCACGGAGTTTATATGGCTACATTAATAGATGAAGAGCGTCTAGAAGACAACAACGAAGAGTATATTTCTTTAGAGGAAGTTCAAGAAGAACAGGTAGAGGAAGTTCCAGAGGAACCAACCCCAGAGCCTGAAGATGATCTACCTGAGAAGTACCGAGGTAAATCAGCAGCAGAAATTGCTAAGATGCACCAAGAGGCAGAGAAAGCCCTAGGTCGTCAAGGTGGTGAAGTTGGTGAGTTACGTAAGATCGTTGATGACTTCGTCAAGGCACAACTCGATACTAGGACTGCCCCTGTTCAGCAAGAAGAGGAAGTTATCGGAGAAGATGACTGGTATCTAAACCCAGAGAAAGCTGTAGAAAAAGCAATCTCTAACCATCCTAAGCTAAAGCAAGCTGAAGCAATGACACTTCAGATGCAGCAAGCACAAGCAGTTGAAACACTTAAGGCTCAACACCCAGACTTTGCACAGATCGTCGCTGACGAGAATTTCCAACAATGGGTTAAGGCTTCTAAGATTCGTCAACAACTACTTGTCCAAGCGGACCAAGCCTACGATGTCGATGCAGCAAATGAACTGCTAGGCACATGGAAGGAACGTACTGGTGCTGTAAACGAAGTAGCAACGCAAGAGAAAGCAAAGCGTAAGGAACAGGTTAAAGCAGCTTCTACAGGCAATGCTCATGGTTCAGGCGAAGCACCTTCTCGTAAGATTTATCGTCGAGCTGACATTATTAAACTTATGCAAACAGACCCAGATCGTTATATGCAAATGGCAGATGAAATAGCACAAGCCTATGCTGAGAAACGGGTCAAGTAATTAATCCCATTCTGAAAGGAACTTTAAAATGGCTCTAGGCTCTAACCACGTAACTAATACCACAGCTTCTACTTTTATCCCAGAGTTGTGGTCTGATGAAATCGTAGCTGCATACAAGAACTCTCTTGTACTAGCTAACCTTGTAAACAAAATGCCAATGCGAGGCAAGAAAGGCGATACTATCCATATCCCTAAACCTACTCGCGGCTCTGCTTCTGCTAAAGCTGCAGAAACTCAAGTAACTCTACAAGCTGCTACTGAAAGCGAAGTAGTTGTTACTATCGACAACCACTACGAGTACTCTCGTCTAATCGAAGACATCACCGAAGTACAGGCTCTAGCTTCTCTTCGTCGTTTCTACACTGATGACGCAGGTTACGCTCTAGCTAAACAGGTTGATACTGACCTATTCGCTGAAGCACAGTCTGCATTCACTTTGTACGAAGTAGGCGCAGGTGGCGGTCTTGAAGCATACGTTGCTAACGGCACTGCTAACGCAATGACTGATGCTGCTTTCCGTGACGGTATCCAGCTTCTTGACGATGCTGACGTACCAATGGATCAGCGTGTACTTGTAATCCCACCATCAGCGGTCAACACTATCCGTGGGATACGATCGTGACTGGGAAAC